ACGAAGTAATAAATCTATTAACAGCGCCATCGCTACCATCAAACACATTACCGCCAGCGGTAGCGCGAGCAATAAACTTAGTCTGGGCACCAGTCAAACGCAACTGGTCATGGGCGAGCCAAACACCCTGAACATCAAAACTGGTATCAATAATAAACTGAGAAAGCCAAAGCTGAAGATCTGCCAGAGTATCGCCAGTAGCAGTATTAGACCAAGAAGCGGCAGTAGAAGGGTTAAGATAAGCAGGGTGGGAAAACTTAACCTGAATAGGCGAATCATTAGGACCGTTGACTGTAACAACCGAATCAAACAAAGCTTGACGACGACTAACCTCAATCATATTAGCTTGGCGCTCAACAATCGGATCATAGAGCTTGGCAGCAAGCTCCTTAGCCGTCATTAGATCGCTCTCAGTACCAATCTTACGAAGCTTAACAAGGTCTGTCTCTTTAATAACACACTTCTCACGGTAGTGAGCAGGCGCCCACTCCTGATCCGCACGCCTATACTGGCCCCAGATAGGAGACTCAGAATCAAGCGCAACAGCAGGAGTAGAACCGCCTCGAAGGGGGATCTCCAAATCCTGCTTAATACTATCAGCATTAAGCAACTGCAAAGGCAAGAGAGGACCGAACAGGTAATCATTATCACGAGAATAAATAGCAGCCAAAGGCGTACCACGATTCTCAGGATCAAAAATAGGGCTGCGGTCTAGACCGCTAAACTGGTGAGTCTTCTTGTGATTAACAGGCTCACTACCAATCGTTTCCATCGCTTCTCCTTTTACGTTCTTCTCTTTATGTTGTTCTACCAAGCACCATCATTAATTAACGGTAGTAGCCGTCACTAAAACTCATACCGTTAGAGGCAAGAGTAAAATCAAACGTACCAGAATAAATCATCTTTTTCTTCAAGAAAAGTCCAGCAACACCAGCATTAGCAATACAGTTGTCAACACCGTTCATCTCATAACCAGCAAGCAAGACAACAGCGTCTTGCTCAAGCTCCGCGCCATCAGCACCAGCACTATTAAAGGGTACATACATACCCTTGTTAGCACCAGTATTAAGCGGAGCCAAGATCAAACCCTTACGAAGATGCAGAACACCAGCCGGATTAGTGGCATCGGTAGCTGTAGCAAGAATAGTAATACTCTTGGGAACAAGGTTAGCTGTAGAAGCAAGAATATTGTCTTCGTAACCAGCGGCGGTACGACCGGGCTGGGGGCCAAACTCACTCATTTTTTTCTCCTTACCGTTCTTTTCTTTTATGTGGTGGAACTTTATCTAGATTAAAATTAACCGAAATTCATAGAACCATCAGCATTAATACGAGGCATAAGATCAGCGGTAGGCAAAGAACCGTAACGCTTCGAGAACGCCTTAGCCTTAGAACGATCTGCCTCAGAGAATGCCAAGAACGGATCAGCAGGATCACCCTTCGGAGGAGTCGGGTTAGAGCCGTCCGTAGCGCCAGTATCAGGCTTAACAGGAACAACATTTTCCTTATTAGCTTCATTAGTAAGACTGAACTCACGATTCATCAAAGCATCCTTCGGAAGCTTGCTAAGAACAGACTGGAACATACCCTTAATATCATACTGAACATCTCCAACACTAAACTTCTGCGAACGAAGGTCAGTAGGCATGTTAGAGAACAAACGCTCAACCTCATTCACAACAGCGGTATGATGCCCAAGTGCGGACAGCTCTTGTGAAAAACTCTTGGTCTGACTCTGCCAACCCTGCTCATTAGCCTTAACAAGATTGATCTTAAGCTCGTCACGCTCCTTAGACAACTTAACAGCTTCAGCCTTAGCAAGCTCCGCCTCTTGTGCGAGCCTAGCCTGAACTCTATCATTGTCTGCATTATTCTTAATGCTGTTAAAAATCATATCAAACATAGGCTTCTCAGCAGGGGCGATATTCTCAACATTAGAAGAGAACAAATTAATCTGCTCTTCAGGAGTCTTCCCGGTGAGCTGTGCTGCCAGAACAGAGAGTAGAATCGTAGCCATGTTTTTGTCTCCTTCGGTTTTATCCGATGTAGTAATTAGGGGCGCTTGATTATTGTTAAAGTTATTACTAAAGCTTTGAGTGGTGTTTGGAACATCACCTGTATCAAGAGTAACGAATGTTCCAAAAGAATTATTACTAAAAGACTTATCGGAACCACTATCAACAAGAAGAGTAATAGTCTGTGTCTCGTTGAATTTCAAACCATTCTTTAGTTCAGCGGTGGAAAAAGTTCTATTAGAGAAAGCGGCGGGCATACCCGGAATAAAGGGTCTGTTAGTGAAGCCGCCACCAACAAGAGTAGTTCCATGACTCAGTAATGTATCAGCAATAACACCATTACCAACATTGATTGTGTGAATCTCGTTCGTGCTAAAATCAGGATGAATTTCAGAAGAGAAATATCTAACCTCCCTACCTAAGATCTTCTCAACCCCCTTCCTATTAAGAGTGCATCTTGCAAAAAGAACATTAAGGATTTTATCACCAACATCAGTTTTAATAGCAATCTCTTTGCGATAAAGACTGCCTTCCTCAGTCTTGATCCAAGCTAAAGCACCAGCGTGATAAAAATGCTCCATATCAAAACTAATATCATAAGGTACAATCTTTGCATTAAAGTTAGCAATAATCTTATCAAGGGTGGCAACAGTAAACTCTAAAATATCATAACGCCAGTGGTCAAATCTTCCTTCTCTAAAAATAGGAACATCAATATCTAAAGAGTGAGGCCAGTTAGCAGGATCATTATAGTCAACAACTGTCTCATTGGTTGCATTAATATTGTCTAGAGTAGTTTTAAGAATCTCAGACATATCAGAAAAAAGATAAACTCTATCATTAACTTTACCGTCTTCTATTTTAGCAGGAGCAACCATATTGTAGCCTCACTTGGTTGTTGTGTTGTCAGCCGCATTCTTATTAGCGGCATCTCTACCACGCTTACGATTATCTGGCGTAGCTCTATTTTGACCATTTGAATCTTCAATATTTTGATCAATTGCTCCCAAGTCTTCCATAGGTGCAGCATTTGGATCTAGATTAAAGTTCTTATCAAAAGAAGCAATAGGCATCCCCATTTCTGTAAGAGCTTTCTCAAAGTCAAGCCAAGTCTTAACGTGATATCCCTTGATATTGTTTCCAGCGCGCAAAGACTGCAAGAACAGCTCTTTAATAAGAGTTCTTCTACCAAGACCTGTTCTGTCAATATTAAAAGTGACCTTATCAATATGCTCTGGTCCAAAGTTGTACTCTACAAGACTATCAATAATATCTTTCTTAATCGCAACCTCAATTTGATTTACAATGTGTTCACCAATAATCATCAAAATATCAATCTTTGCGTCAGTCTCAGAAAAAGAAGAATTCATTAGGCTAGCTTCTGGAACATAAATAGACTGAAGTTTCTTACTATCAGACAGCTCTTTGAAATTCAAATAAGGTGTAATATTTTGATTCTTAGCCTCTTTATATTCAGCAGTCCAAGTATATTTACCATTACTATCAGTTTCATTAGGCATAGCCGCAATACTATTAGAGAATAAACCTAAAACAATATTCTTCATAACAACATCATTAGGGATACTATTACCAGCATCATCAAATTGATTACCATTAGGATATCTAACCTCAAGGTGAGGAGATCCAGACCTTTCAAGATGCTTAAACATTAGCTGAAAATTAATCTTGTCATAATACCAGTATGGGTATGCTCTTCTATAAGACGACTCACCAAAAATATTGCCAAACTCAGAATCAAGAGCAAGCCAGTAAAGCTTAGATCTTACACACTTAACTTTACCACTAGATTTAGTTTGCTCAACATAAGCTAGCTTACCAGTCTTCTTATCTTTCCAATAAGTTAGGTCTTGTTCTGGATTAATAAAATTAATGTCACTCAAGCCAGTAATCTCACCCTCATAAATAATTACCTCTTTACCAGTATCATCAACATCAGTAATTTTAACTAACTGCTTCTTATATGTTTTTTCTCCAAAAGCCCAACCCAACTTTCTACCGATAGTTACAGAATTAGAAACAACCTCATTATGAAAGTTTTTGTAACCCTCATAAACCACCTTCTCAATAATGGGGTCTTTACAATTAATTGAAAATCTTAGAGAGCCAATCATACCAGATAAAACAATCTTACCTAAAGCTAGAATAGGATCTTTATCCATCTTATTATAAGTAGAGATAGTATATCTATCAGCATTTGTAACCTCAAAATTAGTAGCAGTTTCAGCAGGTGAATTGCTGAGTTGGCCGTTTGACAACTTAGCTTGGAAGCCTGCTGTTGGCTTCATAGTAGAATCAGCAAACACTTTACTTCCAAAATAACTATCAATAGTAAACTTACCAGAGAATGTTGAACTATTGGGCATAAACTTTCCAACAGCATCATCAATTTCTGAAGCAATATAACTGTGCATATCTGGAGAAGACATAAAAATCGGAACATTCTTCATTCTGTTAAATATCAAGTCTACCATCTTATCTTTTGCTTGGACCATAGTAAGGCTCCTTTAGTTTAGTGTTGACCCCTTGCAGATACTACGAATTCAGTCATTGAAAGTCAATCAAATGAAGGCTTAGGAAGACCAGAAGTGGTTAAAAATCCTGATAAACCACTATGAACTCCAGCATTCATCAACCCCTTCTTCTCGTCTGGGTTGGCGTATATTTGAGATCCAGCATTTTCTGGATTACCACCAAAACCAGCAATATGATCTAATGAAACACTAGCCTCGTTTGATAGCTTTTTTACATCTATATTAATACTAGAAGTTGTTCTGGCAAGATAAGAAGTATTAGCTGGAGTACCAGCAATAGAAGCAAAAGCAACAGCCCAAGCAGCATCGCTATGGTGTCTCTTGTTCTTGGGAGACTTAAAAGAAATAGTCTTATTTGCTGTAAGAATTTTCTCAATCTTATATAGGTCTTCTAGCACAATCTTATCGTAGCTCAAAGCAATTGTTTGAGACTCAAATCTACTCTTAAGATTGATCATCATATTCTCAAGAAGCTTAGACTTATTGCCACCACCACCCATTTGTAAATCAACCCAGATACTACCGAACTTTTTAACCATAGACTGCCCAATGTGCATACCAATACCTGTAGCGTCAACAATAGCTCTTCTAATTATACCTAACCTCATTAAGCCTTCAAAGAAGGCTTCTTGGTCTGGTAGATCCCACTGACGTTTATTTAAAGAGTATCTTTCAATTTGTAGTACTATACCATCATCAAGGTAAACATCCTCAATAATACTAATATGTGTAGCGTGATGGGTAGCACCAATATCACCGCCCATGTAAAGATTAGGTGATATTTCACCAGTTTTGTAGGCTGCGTAAAGGTGACTTAATGTCTTGTATTTTTTAAACACAACAGGCTTACCAAGATTAGTTTTTCTACCCTTGTATTTTTGTTCAATAGAAACTTCATGGTCTGCTAGTGCTTCATCAACAGGAAGAAAGAAGTCTTCTTCTTTTGGGTTATAGTCGTCAATAGAACTCTTCTCATGGAACATGCAACCTAACAGCAAATCTCTATGGAAAAATGCTGCTTGAGCATCAACAAAGAAACCTTCAAATTCCTGTCTAAAAGTATCTTCATCATCAGCGTTAGTTAGCTGCTGAATAAGCCAGATATTCCCATACTTGTGAACTCTTTCTTCACAAGTCATTTTTTCTGCATTAATACATGCGTCAATAAAGAATTCATCTGTAGTTTCTTTAAGATAACGTCTACATTCCCACCACTTAATATTCAGTCTGAAAAATTCTGGATACTTAACAGGATCAGACCAAATCTCATAATAAGTTCCACTCTTACCAAAAGGAGTTGATATAATATCAATCTTGCCTCTAACAGCCGCAACAGCAGGTAGAGCGGACTTATAGATCTCTTTATCAATACTATAGAACGCTAACTCGTCTAGACCAACATCACCGTTGATACCACGAATAGGTTTTTGAGCGTGAGAAAGAATTTTAACTCTAGTGCCGTTAGCATTCTGGAATTCAATTAATTGGTGAGGATCACGGATAATCTTCTTTCTAAATCTAGGCGGTAGAGCCTCTAAGAATTGACGAACATAATCAATCTTACCTGTGGCTTCATCTCTTTTAAAAGATGTTAGAATTGCGCTATAATTATTCTTTGATAGAATACCCTTAGCAAATTTTTCAGCCGCCAACATGGCTGAACCACCACCCTGACGACACTTATTAGTAATAAACCACGTCAAACATCTAAAATACTTTTCCTGATAAGATTCCCAAACCCACTCACCAGTATAAGAAAAGGAATCCATAATTTCTTGATCCAAGCCATACTCTAAAAATCCAAATGGAGTAGACAGAACCTCTTCTAAATCAAACCTAGTGTTTTGTAACGCTAAATCGTTAGGATTATTACCTCTAGCTTCATTAAGAACATAATCCATAATTTTAGGCATATCTCTTTCATCAGGATCTTTAATAACCCAACCAGCGGGAGCGCCAGTAATACTATCTTCAACTCTATTCACTAAATTAGGGTTAATCGAAATATCTTCTTCAATTGTTTCACCAGAGAGGGCAGACTTTAATCTTTTAAGCCTCTCTACAATACTTTCTGACTCCATTCATAGACTCCTATGATAAAAGCCCCTTAGCATGAATTCATGCTAAGGGGCTTTGTTTTAGCGAACTCTAAGAGGCAGGTAACGCCTACTCAGGCTGTCCGTTCGACCAATACAAATCTCAGCCTTAGATCTAGTTGCAGATCCCTCATAGCTATTGACAACAACCTCTTCAACCTTCTTTTCCACAACTTCGGCTTTCGTCTCAACAGGGGTAGGAGTATCCTTAATACTGCGAGCAACCACAACAGACGCCGACTTTTCAGCTAGCTTAATATTCTGCGGAGCTTCGGTTTCCGTAGTCTCCTTAAGACCTTCGGTAAGCTCAACAGTAACATCAGCAGATTTAACTCTCTCTTCTGTAGTACTCATAGTCGTCTTCCTCTTTGTCGTAGCCATAGAACACCTCTTCTGTTACTCTTCATCGAACAATGATAGTTTAGAAAGATCTCCTAAACTACCCTCAAATGTTACCGTTGTTTCTGTAATCTCAATATCTCCATCATCAGCTTTTGGAACAGTGGTATCAACAAGTACAGGCTTATTAAGTTCAATAAAAGCACCATCCTCTTCACTAATACCAAAATGATGATACTGGCTTGCTGGAATGCCTCTCTTACTAAGCTCTTCTGTAAGCCTCTTCTGTCTAGTAACCTTCTTCTGAAATTTAGCTCTAACCTTATCCTCTAGTTCCACATCATCTGTTTTCTTAATAGCAGACTCAGGGGAGTTCTCTACAATACTCTTTGTAGAATCTGAGTGAATCTTGTGAAGTTTATCTATAGGTGTATACAAAGCAAAGCTTTTATAGTAGTCTCTAATCATATCTGGTGTAGCTTCTCTAGGCAAATCCCTAATATGATCTGGAGTACCAAACTTACTTATAACTGCTTGAAAAGACTTATCTTGAATAGCTCTCAACTGATTCAGACTACTATCAACAGCATTGACCGTCAATTTCTTTTTGAGAAAGTCAATATAAGCTACAACAGCAGGCTTTTTTAAAACCATTGTTGCTTTATTTTTACTAATGCCAGCTAGCCTAGCAGCCTCATAGGGTGCCATACCGCCACTAACAATATTAACACACAAATTTAACTCAAATACTTGCAAATCGTGAACCATAGAATCATCTATATCTTCTATCTTTACTAGATCTGTTTCACCAGCCATGGGGTTTTCTCACTTTCTAGGTGTTACATAAGAAACCGTAGAGAAGTTACAATCACCAAAACTAAGTCTATCAATCTTCTGAACAAAGAAATCAACTTTAGCTGTTCTATTACCTCCCAAGAACAAAACAAACTTATTACTAAGAACACTATGAACCATCTCAATATGACCTTGCCAACCAGCATTACCTCTAACCCAGAAAGCTAACATACCCGGCCTGTATTTATCTACCTTTAGAAGTTTAATACCGCTCTCATTACGACTCTTAACTTGATTGCGAATATTAAGAGCTAAACCAGAACCATCAAAACCCTTGTCTATACCATTCTCTTTGCTAGCCTCACTATAACAACAATTAACAAATGCCGCGCACCAAGGCCAATTACCCTTAAGCAAACGCTCTTCCGAAACACCGTGGAAGTGAGCAACCCATTTACCCTTATTATTGCCTCCGATTTCGCAGGCTCCTAATGAGAGGTAATGAATCGCTCGCTTCAAACCATCATACATCATTTGATCTTTAGCATCTCCAGTATGCACAGGATTCATAACGTCGTCTAATGGCGTATCCAGAATCTTAGTTCCAGAATCCAAAGCGGTCTGTAAACTCTTTAATGAATTCTTACCAAAGATACCATCAATACTAAGGCCATAATTAGCCTGAATAACCTTGATAGCTACATCTTCTGTATTAGTGATCTTATCATTCTGATTTTTAAGAACACCTGCTTCTACCATCCCCTTAATAATCGCTTCAACATCTTTACCTTCAGAACCGAGCTTCAGGTTCCTGTCTAACTTAAGTAGTGCTGTCATTCTAGACTCCTTCTCTTTCTGTTTGCTTACCATGTGACCAGCCCCCACCACAATAATAGTAACTTCGGGAGAGTATGTAAATATTTTATCGAGCTTAATTTTCTATCCTACAATTTAAGCCGCCGCCAAAATTTTTAATCCCGTTTACATCTGTTCCAAATATGTCTTAGATAACTGTTTTTAATAGATTCTGAAATTCTCCTATAAAGAAACAAAAGAAGATATGTTTTTAAAGGTTCTAAAGAACATAACAAGTGAGATTGAAATACGTTTTAAACTATTTTCAAGTAGCTGATTTTTAAGGGTTCACGTTTTTTCAGCCACTAGGTCTGAGAAATATGAGGGCGGCGAAAAAAATTAACCTAGCTGAAATCCAGCCCGTTCACCCCCCATACGCGCATGTGTGCGCCCGCGCGCGTACATGTATGTTGAAGACTCCATCAAAGACCTGACAAGGCAGAATAAGAAGCCCTGATCTGTTTTGAGCCTTATGATGGAGATTTGTCTATATTGTGTCTAGAAGGCTGTTAGCGTCGCTGTGTGGAGGTCTTCAACTTTAATTAATTAAAATTCAATAAAAAGGTCGTTCGTTGGTTACTATAAAGATGGCATTAAGGAGGCGATATGAAAGGTGCTAACGTAATAAATATCAGGGACTATTTTAAGAATAGACCTAGTGAGGAAAGTTCTAAAGACTCTGAGCAGTACGAATGTGACTGCTATGAAGAGTTTGTAATAATATTAGAAACTTATTTTGCTACTGATACAGAAGAATACAAATTGATGCTTGAGTGTTATGAAGATATTAAAAATAGATTGACAGGTTTCTATAAAGAGTCTATAAGTTCTGTTATCTGCAATCCTAATAATTTTTCTATTCTAGCTGAAGATAGTTTTGGCGAAATAGCCATGATGGGAGAGAGCGATATGTCAACAGAATTCATTTGCGAAAGAGAGGCGTGCTGTATGACTCTCAATCTATTGTGGATTCTAAACAGAGGAAAGGTTTAATGGCTAGTGCAGTAGAAAGTCACCCTCTAGGCGTTCCGATGCTAGAGGGGTACAATAATAAAATTGTTATCAAAGCCAATAGCTACTACCAAAAAATAGGTAAGGCTGGAGAAGGTATTTTCATTACTAGGTACAAATATATTTTATCAACTAGTTGTGAGATAAACTGTGTTAGTACTGAAAAAGGAGTTATGGATTTAGCTATTCAAAAAGGGTTTGCTACTCATTGTGAGGTATGCGGAACACCTCTGTTTAGGATTGAGGATGAAAATGGCAAAGACAAGGTAAGAATAAAGAAACAGATCATTTTAATTGACAATTTGTCAAGAAAACACTATATTTGTTATAAGGCTCAATCTTGCTATAAGAAAGCTGGAATATTTACAGATTTCACTACATTAACCTCACCTTCTGACAATAAAGATCATATTATGACTAAATTTGTTCTACCCTCCTTAAGAGAACTTCTTAACAGTATTGATTATTATAGAAATGATCTAAGTGAAGAGAAGAGAGAATATTTCTATAATGAGATTGAAGCTTCTTATAACGATCATATTAAGTCTTTTATGAGAAAGTGGATTTCAAGTGAGATTAACAAAAATAATATGGTTAATTTTATATTTGGTTTTGATAAAGTTAAAGATACAGCCGTTCTTATTCGTGACAGCAAACTACAAAACGATTTTATTGTGCGTATCTTTGAAGTGATCGGGATAGACGAGATAAAAGGCAGAAACTTTGTGAAGGAGCAATTATGAAAGACGAACAGAAAGAAGACCTAAACAATATCATTGAAACAATAGATATTGTAAATGTAGAAGAATACGATGAAAACGATGAAACAAAGTCGTTTATTATTGAGGCTGATAAGGGCGTTACGATTACTGGCGACAAGGGCAACGCATTTGTTAAAATTGACGTTACCAACATTATTGAGGTTCCTGCTAATATTAATTTTATTGATAGCTTTTATAGCTTTATTTCTACTATTAGTTTTAGTAAAGCAATTTTTAAAACAAGGTTTGCTTTAGAGAAGTTTAAGACACTCAAATTATATGTTATTGCTGAAGTTCCTATTGACTCTTTAGACCCTACTGTTCAAAAAGCACTTAGAGTTAAGGACATTGTTATTTTTCAGAAGGGAAAGCCTATGTCTGAAGAAGAAAGAGAAAAGAAGATAATGTCTACATTTAATCTACCAGAGAAAGAAGCTTGAGCATGAATAGCTTTGAAAATGCTATCACTAGCATTGTATCCCCTAATATTATTCAGCTATATTTAATGTTCAAATATAAAGCCACTAGAGATCCAAGTTACTTTGAGAATAATACTGATAGAGGCTTTATCAACTGTCATTTTATTGAGAGATTTAATACTGAGAATAGCACATTATTTTCTCTTAATGAGTTTGAGCTTGTTTTAGAAAAATTATATACTGACGGATTGTTTAAAAAGATGTACAAATTTGAGTGTTCAAACTGTCGCAACATAACATTGATAAAAGAGAAAGGTGATAATGCAGTCTATAATATGGTTTTCAATACAGGGTGCGTATGTAAATATTGTCTTGAGTCTTCTAGTATTTCTGTGTCTCAGACCAATACTAGAAAAGTAGTATTTTATTGTTTGGCTGATAAACAAGTTGATGAAGATATTTTTAATCCAGCTAAAATTTCTGATGAAGAGCGGCGTCAAGAAGAAGTCAAAAAGGCTAAGGAGTTAGAGTCATGGAAGCGTCTGAAGCAAGTAGGTATTTTAGCAGCAATTATCTTGATTCTATGGATCTTGCTGTTTCTGTAAATCTTAAAAATATTGTACTTAATAGATTGAGAAATAATAGAGAGCTAGAAGAACCAGAGCATAGAACTAAATTACTACTAGATAATTTTTCAGACAATGTAGAAAATCTAATTTTAGATTCTTATTATATTTATAAGAATATGATGAAAGAAGGTGTATTTTCTATTAGCGGTAAAGATAATAGACCTATTCTTGGTATTGCTCTTTATGTAGAAAATAAACTGGATAAAAAGAATGGTGAATCTGAATGTTCTTTTACAATGTTGGAGATTTTTAGTGTATACAATATTGATGAAAAAACATTTAGAAATCAAGTTTACAACTATCTGAATCTTGGGGTGTATAATACAGCCTTTGACTTAGTTCCAGAATATCAAAAGCCAGAAATAGCAAAGGTTCAAGGTATTATTAATATTTTTGGTAGATATTTTCACAATAAGTTGCGTGGTAATAGCAAATCATCAATTAGGTTGAATTGCGCATTAGTTCGTGACGCTAATAAAGTGTTTTACAGCCATAGAATTGATACGACTAACTCTAACGAGAGTATTAGATCAATTGCTCAAATAAGCTACTGGAATAAGACGTATAAGAAAATTGCGGAAAAGAAGGTTAAAGATATTAGACATGAACCTGTTTCTATGCCCGGTACTGGAGAATACTTCGGAAGTCCCTTTGATACTTACATGGGTATTTTTGCTAGTTGCTGCATGTTTGACGCATATTTTAGTAGAGGTAAACTTTCTACATCATACTTAGAAGATATTAGAATGGTAGACACTAATATTGTAGGAGGTAAGGGGTGTTTAACTATTATTAATATTATTGGTAAGATGTTTGTTGATAATTTTGAAAATAAGTATATACAATACAACCTTATGTCTATTTCACCTTTTAATACCTCTATGTGGTTCTCGTTTGGTTTGGACGCTGTTATTAAGCAATCTCTAGGTCAAGCTGAAGAAGCTCGTAGAAGAGGTGAAGAAATAAATGAAGAGATGGTTAAGAAAGCCACTATTAAAGTGTATCCATTTTTAGAATTAGAGCCACCAAAGTTCAAAAGTGAGGAAGTTGTTCAGTGAAAGCCAAGAACAAACCAAGATACAGTATTGTGGCAATTAATGTTAAAGAAAGTGTAGATAATAAAGAAATATACGACTGCACTCACAAAGAATTGTCTGGGTTTGAATCTAGATTAAATTTTGATAATTTGAATTTAAGACACTATAGTGAAGTAGCTGTATTAAAAGAAAAAAGAAAGAATACAAAGAAAAAGAATTTAGTATATACTGTTTTTAAATATTTTAATGGTGATATTGAAATGTTATTTCTTAGTGAAGGTGACTTTGTTAAATATATGACAAGGCAAGAGTTCAAAACACTAACAAGAGAGTTTTACGATTACGAAAACTCTCTACAAAACAAGAGTAAAGAAAATGGCTAATGAAGATACTAAGGTTATTGAGGGTGAGGTTACTGGTAACATTACTTTTTTAGGTGGTGAAAATAAAGCTTTTGATGAATATGCTTCAATCTTAGACCTTAATGAGAAAGATGAAGCTGTAAAGAAGAACCCGTTGTCTATTTTTAGTGTTGGTAAGCTTTTAGACTTTGCTTGGAATGAAGTAAGTGCGGCAACTCAAGAAGATGAAGTTATGGATTTTGATGTTGCTGCTGGTGCTATGAGAGCTTATAAGACACATCTAGACAAGTATCATAAAGCTGAATCTGATGAATTTAAAACCCTTATGTTGCTACTTTATCTGAATAAGCTTTCAGCTTGGATCGGTTTTTGTATTTACGACTACCTTAAGGACGATGGTGTTGTATTGGAGCTAACAAATGAAGGTCAAGATATTTACGACACTAGACTATCTCAAGCTATGAGCATGGAGACTCAAGAGAGTATTGCTATAGTAAATATTTTCAAGATTGAAGATGTAGATTGTGAAGTTTACTCTAAAAATATGGAAAAAATTCTAGACGCAATCTTGTACGCCCTTAATTCAGAAAGGGTTTTAAACTCTTACTTCTATGATGGTGTTTTGAAGAAGGCGTATGTATTCTATGATGGTAAGGATATAGTGGACGAGCCACCACTCGATGAAGATGAAATTTCTATTTTATATAGAAAGAATAAAAGAATTCTAGGTCAAGTTTTGATGCTTGATAGAGAAAACAGTTTGCATGGATTAACTCAATTAAAGCTTACTATGGAAGCTGGCAATTACTTGATTAAGGTTCAGAAAAGAAATGAGCTGATTAAGCGTCTTGAGACTATCAAGATCAGGCATCTTGACAAGGGGTATGTGAAGCTTATTAATTTGATGGGAGATGATTCTTTTGCTGCTAGATTTGCAAGATCATCTTATGATAAGACTGATATTATTAGTCTTGCTAAAGACCGTAATTTGGTTAATCGTCTAGTTAGAGATAGACACACTTCATCGCTTGAAGCGTGTCAGATAGCTTTTGAGATTAAGACCTGTATGATGGTGCGTGACCAACATGTTCGTCACCGTATGAGTTCTATCAATATTCAGTCTAACAGGTATACCAAACATGATGGTGAATATTATGTTCCCAGAACAACTAGAATCAAACGTCAGAGTAAGACTAATAAGCAAGGATCTGGAGAGACTATTAGAGAAGAGATAGCTGAAAACATTATTTCAGATCTGATGGTTAAGCCTCTTGATGATGCCTATGCGAAGTACCAGACAATGCTCGCTTACGGTGTAACGCGCGAGCTTGCTAGAGGTATTTTAGGTAGTGCTTTTTATTCTAAGATTAGCTGGACTATTGACACACACAATCTTATGCACTACTTGAAGCTTCGTAATTCTGAAGAAGCTCAAGAAGAAATTAGAGAATTAGCGCAGATTGTTGAGCTTTACTTTGAACTTCTATTCCCTGACATGTATGATTCTTACAGTGAGAATATTAAGGAAGCTATCACATTCTCTAGAACAGAAGCTAGTGTTCTTAAAGATATGTTAAATTATTTTGTTATCAACAATACTGAAGAGAAAGATAAGAAGGTTATTAATGCAATTCTAAAGAAGCTGAAAATTTGACTTCTGCCGAATTGCGCTCATAATAAAATGAGCGCAATTCGGCGCATTAAACAAAAAGGGATAAAATGGCTACCAGAGCAGAACCAAGAAAGAAAGCCGCACCAGCAACTCCTGCTAGGGCTCAAAAAATTAATCTAGATAAAGATATTGAAGAAGAAGATGTTGATAATGACGAATATGATGATAATGAAGATAGTGACGATGAAGAAGAAGATGGTTATGGTCCAGCTAAAATAGGAAGAAAGAAAAAACAAGACTTCTCGTTTTTTGATTTGTCTATTGACGGTAAACACTATAGGGTTCATAGTGATAAACACAGTTTTACCGTGTCTGGTAGAAAGAGGGGTAAAGAAGGCGGTTACTACTATACGCCTGAAGCTTATGGTAATTCTTTGTATGAAGCTCTTATTATTATTAGAAGAAGAGCTATTAATATGTCAAAATATAAGAAACTGTCTGAGTTAATAGCTAATACTCTAAGAATAGATAATGAGATTAAAAGATATCTTGGTTCAGAAATACCAAATATGAATGAAGATCAATTAAAGACAATTGCTAAGGGACTGATTGATGGTATAAAGGCTAAATGAATTTTAAGGCCAGTAAGAATAAGCTTACTGGCCTTACTTGTGTAAACTCGAAGGAAAACTAATGAAGAAGTCACTAGACAACGGTTCTGATTCTGTTCCACCAGTGAAGGTTTTTATTTTTGATACAAATATTATATTGTCAGATCCGAACAGCCACAATAACTTTGAAGATAATGTAGTTGTTATTCTTGAATCTTCTTTTAATGAGATTGACCGTTTCAAGAAAGAGTTTACAGACAGAGGCGCTACATCTAGAGAGTTTGTTAGAAATATTAATGAACTAGACTCTGAGTCTAACTTACTGTATTACAGTATTGGAGAATCCATGACTAAGACTAAGCTTATTTTTATCTCTAATGAAGAGATTTTGAAGGAGATCAAAGATTCAGCTCTTAGTTCACCTAAGTCTATTGATGTTCCTACTATTGAAGTACTAGCAGAAAAGTCTTTTGATGATATCATTTTTCATTATAACAAGTTTATTAGGCAGATTATTACAACCACTTGCTGCGATAGAGATATTAATCTAGATGAAATTATCTTGGTTACTAATGATAAAATTCTATTTAGTAAAATCAACCTTATGAGTTTTGGTTTTAGAGCTGAGTTTTATACACACAATCAAGTTGATGTTGAAGCTATTTACGAAGATGACTCGAAGGTATTTGATGTACCGGGAGATTTGGATAGCTTCTTCTGTCAGAAAGTCAATTCTAAAATTAATACATTCAGTAATGGTGTAGGTTCTGGTATTAATATCACACTTGATCTAGATTCATTTTCTCAACTAGAGTCACAGCCTTTTGATGATCCTTTCAAGAATGATCTTTTTCGTGTTCTACTTCCAGACACGAAAAAGCTTAGGGTTTCTAATAGAGAAGGTTTTGAGCAAGATGATGTTTTACTGGTTCAGCTTCTTTTAGACTTTATAAAAGAGGAAGGGTTGAAGTGTAATGACCACTTTGAGATCAACAACTATTTTAATAAAAGAGCAACAACATATATGGCTTATATTAAAAGTTTCCCTATGGAGGATGGTTCAGATCCCACTACAATTGACAAGATGTATGTTAGGGTTTACCGTAATCCAATTGAACCATTCAATATCAATAGTAAGTTTTATGGTATTACTCCTAGAAACTATGAACAGTCTATAGCAGCAAGTTTGATGTTTGAGGATGATATTAAATTACTTTGCTTTATTGGTGTAGCAGGAACAGGAAAGACTCTAATTGCATTTGCTGCTGCGCTTGAAATGGTAACTGCTCCTATTGCTGGATATACCTATAAGAAGCTTGTTCTTGTTAGACCTATGGAAGAGGTTGGTAAAGAGATGGGGGCTTTGCCCGGCACAGTAGAAGAGAAAATGGCTCCCCATCTAGGGGCTTTTGGAGACTGTGTTGACGCTGTACACGCTAAGGGTAGCAAGCAGACCAAGGGTAGGTCTGGACTTAATGAGATGATCGGGATGGATATTGTAGAGATTCAGCCTCTAGCTTTTATTAGAGGAAGAACTATTTCAAACGCTATTATTCTTATTGATGAAGCTCAAAATTTAACTTTTGCTCAACTTAAAGCTTTGATCACAAGAGCTGGTGAAGGCACTAAGATTGTTTTGTGTGGTGATCCAGACCAGTGTGAGACTACATTTATGATGAAGTCCAATAGTGGTCTTAGTCAGCTCATAGATAAAATGAGTGGTCAAAAGATATTTGGTCATGTTAATCTTAAGAAGGGTGAGAGAAGCACCCTAGCAGCTATTGCAGCAAAGCTACTTTGAGATATGATACAAAACAACGAAGATTTGACAGATTTCTTTTTAGATGTTAATCTTGAAAGAGTGCAACAAGGATGCTACTTAGATTCAGATATGTTTGTAAAGAAGTCTTCTTACGACTGGTTAAGATATGAGAAAATGGATATTGGGGCTGTAGCTATCATAGTTAATAAAGATAGAAATGATCATAACTGTATTTTAGGGGTGTCGAGAAAGAACAACTCTAAAGATTTTGGTCTACCGGGTGGTAAGTCTGATGATGGTGAGAATATACTACAGACTCTTGAAAGAGAAGTTAAGGAAGAAACTGGTTTAGCGGTCACTAGAGCTAAACTGGTTTATGTTGCTAGAGCTATTGACAAATTGTGTTTTACTTTTATTGTAGAAACTTCAGATCTAAACTATACAAACGTAGAAGAGCATCTTGGAGCTAAATTACAGTTTATTATGCTTGGCGATCTTTTAGTATTGGATTATCCAGAACTTGCTAATATTATTTTAGGTAAAAATAACTGGAGTAGCGATCTTTATTTTGGCTACCTGAACAGGTACAAGGTGAGGCATCGCCAATCCACGTTCTGTAGCTACAATTTTAGAAGCTTACAGAAGCTCTTGGACTTCAGGACTAAAACCATAGCGGACTCTTCCCCAATAGAAGAGGAGAAGGCTTATGGAGCTTTTAAAGAAGATTACAGACACCTGTTCAATCAGGCTCTTTTTGAGGCTCAATTCCTAAACTTGCTTGATACTGAAAAAATGTTAGAAAGTTGAAAATGTTTTAGCTGCTTCTTTGTTATCATAATACAGAAAGCGCAACACTACGATGATGTAGTGTTGCGCTGAAGAAGAGCCCCAAACAACGCTCTAACAAAGGTGAAAGAAATGTCGCAGGATACGTCGGTTGAGGTTGATGAGGTTGAGGACGATGCTTCGGAGTCTGAGGACGGTGACTTTATGTCTACCGAGGGGATGCCCAAGGATGGCCGCCGCATCGACTATGCTGTTCAGATTTCGGATTCGCCCGAAACCTTCCGCGAGAAGGCTGAAGAGTACAAGCGTGAGGATGGTAGCTACTCGCACAATGGGCAGAAGCTCCTCTTCCTCGCTGATATGAAGGAGCGCGGACATGGTATGTCGCTGGCGCAGTTGGCCCGCGCACACGATAAGAACTCCTCTACCTGTAAGGGTTGGGTACACACCTACCTTAAGCTTGGTGGTATCGAGGCTCTTGTCGCTCCCGTGACTCGTTCTGGTGCTGGTGGCCGTCCTTCTAGCGCAGCATCGAAGGTTGGTGAGGACCAGATCAATCAGATTATGGAGTTCTGTGACAATAACTATGTCACCACTGTTGAGCAGATTCGTGATCATCTTGTTGAGAATAATGAGTTTGGTTCGTTGGGCGTCGCCACTATCAAGACGGCTCTGGATCAGGCTAACATGCACCTCGCCCCGCGCCTGTACGTTGCTGAAGGTGCCGCTGTGAAGCGTACCCGTAAGGCTAAGGCTACTGATGTTGGCGCGGATGGGCATGAGCTTCCCCCGACGCCTGATGAAGAGGAAGAGAGCGGTGACGACGAGTGAGCTAATAGCCTAATCTAGATTAGGCTAAAACAAACCCCTTGTAGATGTTACTCTACAAGGGGTTTTTCTATAGGTTTGATCATGGCAAAGAGGGCTGAAGCGGGCGAGAGAAGGCGGTCTGCGCCGAAAGTTAATCTAGATAAAAATCCAGAAATAAAATTTGAGCAAAAAATATTTGAAAATCCTACTGTAGACAACTCAGAAAAGATGCTAGATGTTATTAAAGCTTTCGGTATAAGATACAAAGAAACTACAATAGATCAAGAAACAGAACTCAAAATTAAAACCAAATATCTTGGCTCTAAGTCAGTGTATTTGGTTTCTTTTATATATGGTAATGTAGTACTACTTCATTACAATAAACTTTCTGAAAGGAATAAGAGTCTTGTTTCACTACATGGGATCTCCCTCTCTGGTGAAACAGAATCTAGTAAGTTTTATAAATACTATAAAGAAAATAACTACTACTGTATTCCAGTATATAATCCTATTCTTGAAAATCTATTTTAGAGCGAATTTAAAATTTGACTTTTTTTGTCGAGTGATCAAATTCGGAATCGTTCAGCACGGTGCTGAAAATAGCCAAACGAGGAAATCATGTCTG